AGCACCCTTAGAAAAGCTTCAGGTCAAACCCGTGCAGATGGCACACCTCCTCGGCGCACGCTTTGAAGAACCTACCATGACGACACCAACTGCGCGAATGTGGGTTAACCAGCTTGTCGTGCATGTGGACCATCTCGTGCGCGACCGTGGAGACCAGGGCAAGGGTGGTGCCGACGCAGTTCTCAGAGACCCTGACCTGGGGCCTCTTTTTGTACATCCAGAAGAAGCCGCAGTGCCCGTTGTCTCTACATATGGAGAAGTTTACATCGTCCCCATCTGGCAAGTTCCAGTTGCAGAACGGCTCGGTTTCGTTGAGGTAGTCGTAGGCTGCCCTGAGAACGTCAGGTGTTAGCGGAAGTGACACGGGACCTCCGCAGTCTGACCTTCTCCTGTAGGCGCTTCAGCAGCGAAGCCGCGATGCCTTTCTTGGGGCGATCATCGATGGCGCAGCCGCATTCGATGGCGTCAAGCATGATGGCTGCCGTGGCAATGACGTGGCCGAGGTGGTGGCAAAGGCTGTCGCTGGCCTCGTCTTCGCCATCCTCCCAAGCCTCGATATGCCGCTTCATGGCACTGGCGTATTCCATCAGCGCGATCTGCTTTTCACGCCAGTTATAGGGATCGTACTTGTCGGCCCCATCCATGCAGGCATGGGCACCGTGGATGATCCCGGCCGGGGGCAGGTAGGAGAGCTTGATACGGTCGGAGGCAGCCACGTTCTTCGGGTTGTCGCTGGGGAAGTGAGCCTTGGCTATCGTCATACGATGTTTCCTGGCGAGCGCGGTGGCAACACTACGTCTTGATGCTTTGACCATCGCCCAGAATAGAAGCCCTTGTTGAAGTATTTCCATATCGTGGGGGTCATGCCGACGATGGCCCCGCTCTCCGGGTCCTGCTCCAGCTTGACCAGACAGCCGCCGACGTGCGCCTCAAGTCGCTTCTTGCGCATGAACGGGGTTTGATCCTGCGCGGTGCCGGTTTGCACCACCCAGATGTTACGGATGATCCCGGCCCATAGTTTGTGGTAGTGGCCGTACAGAGCGACGTTTGGCTTCTCGCCGCCCTCATAGCTCTCCACGATCTTCTGGATCGAGTAGCTCAAGGCGTAGGCCGAACCGCCGCCTGGATGCACGACGGAGAGGGTAGAGGTGGTGCCGGTGTTAGCATTCTTCAGGAGGACGGAGGCTTCCATGAAGCCGAGGTTGGTCCACTCGTGGCCATGCTCGCGCATGATCGCTTCGCAGTAGCGGCCGACATCGATGCCTTCGCGCTGGACATACCAACCTTCGTGATCGTCGCCCCAGACCGCGTAGGTGTGTAGCCCTTCGTACTTGGGATGCCGCTCGGCCAGCAGCTTGCACTGCCCGTCGAGGCCGTGGGCGTCGATATCGTAGCGATTGAAGGTGGCCTCGCCATCGATCCAGTTGCCGGTGTCGAAGACGCATTGTGCGCCTGCGCTGGCGATGCGCTTGTACAGGTCTTCGCGCACGTCCCAGCGTGTGTATTTCGATCCGGCGTGGAGGTCGCCAATGGCACCGAAGAGGAACGTGTTGTCGGGCCGGGAGACGAGTTCGATAACAGGGCCGTTTAGAAAGGCTGGCTGTATATGTTTGGGGATTTCAAAACCATCACCGGAGCGGTGAATATGAAGTCCTCTATCCTTCAGGTCGTCAATGGCATCCAAGATATCTGAAAAGCTACCCCCGGTGATGGCAGAGAGTTCTGCCAGGGACCGACGACCGGCCCTGATAGAGCCGACCAGACGGTCCAAAAAGTCAGGTGGGGCTTCGATGCGAACCGGCTCTTCCCGGACCTCCGCCTTGATCGTGAAGTCAGGGGCGAGGCCGAACTTACTCTTCGCTGCCCTGATCCGGGAATGGACGGTATTGTGAGGAACACCGAGGCGTCGTGCTGCCTCCATGAATGCGGAGGGAGAGCCACTCATGCTGAACCCGTCGCGCAGGCATTCCTCGACGCGCGAGATGACTTCTTCCGCCTTCTCGCGCGTTATTCCAGGGTTGACCATGTCTGGTCTCGATTAACTCGACGGCGGCGTAACAGGAGGCGCCGCAGCCGCAGCAGCATCGTCAGCAAGGTCTTGCTGAAGGAGGGCCTCGGTCTCCGCATCCAGGATCGTCTCGGCTGCCTGAAGCTGGACAAGCTGGTCTTGCGTGATCGAGTTGTTCGCCTTCAGTGCAGCGATGATGTTGTTCACATTCGTCAGAAGCTCGGGGATAAGCTGGGTGACGACGGGGACAAGGGCCACCAGAGCATTGATGATGCCGGTGATCTGCGTAGCGGTCGCAGCGGGAGCGAACTCCGCCAGGACGGTCAGGATGGCAGCGATAAGTGCCTGCATGTTATTTCACCTGGATGTTGTAGGCCGCGAGAGCCTGAGTGAGGGCAGAGCCCGTAGACACCACAGCGTCGTAGAGACCCTGCGGGCCGAGGACGCCGGGGTGCGCGATGGAGTAGGCAACAAGCTGTGCGCGCGAGGCGTAGGCTGCCCGCAGCAGCGGGGCAAGCTTTGCGGTGACCTGGGGATCGCGGCAAGCCGGGGCCTGCTTCGGGCAGCGCGGCAGCGCGAGATAGGCGTTCGCGATCTGCGCAGCGGCGTCATACGTATTGGCACTGACGTAGACGGCGTTGGTATCGACAGTCGCGCCGGTGACGGCACCGACAACCTTGTTCACGGTAGCGCAGCCGCCAGCCGTCAGTGCGATGGCAAGTGCGGATGCCAGGAGGATTTTCTTCATGGCGCAGGGTCCTTTGTTACGACGATGACGGGCGTTGGAGCGGCGGTTGGAGTTGGGTTGTTGGCGGCGACGGCAGCGGTCGCGCCTTCGATCTGGCCTTCGACCTTGGCTTCGGCGACGGCCTGCTTGACTTGAACGTCGGCCGCATTCTTCACCACATGACCCCAGACGCCGACGACAACCGTGGCGACTGCCACGGCGACGGCATCCTGCACGGCCGGGTCGAGATACTGCCCGACGACAGGGGCCTTGGCGATCAGCATGGCAAAGAGCGCAGCAACAGCACCGCGCACGTAGCTGGCGATCCGGTCGTTGTTGACGAACTTGCTTGCCAGGGTGACGGCGTCTTGCCAGGACATGTTCACGATTTGTTCTCCAGCATGGAAAGCGCGTTGTTCTTAACACTCTGCACGCGGTTGAGCCAGCCCTGGAGGAATTTCCTTTGTGACTTATTCCTGGCTAATCCACGGTAAAAGATAATCTTTTGCCCGGCATACTTGGTGACCAAGTCGCGCACGTCGGCCGACTGGATCGCCTGCCGGGTTACCGGCCCGATCCTGCCGTCGTCGGCCACGCCGAGGGCGCGCTGCAATAGGATTATAGCCTCATGCGGCCCCATGTTCACCTTGGCGTCGAAGAACATGTAGTCGATGGCCATTGGCATCCAGGTGCTCTCGGGGTGCCAATACTCTTCCAGATATATCAATTTGATATCATCTTCCGGCGCCGACCAGACATCCAGTGGCGGCTTGCCTTTCTGCTTGCGCCACGCATCGTATTCGCGCTGGGTGATCCCGCGCGAGGTGCGCCCGCCACGATCCGAGGGATCGTCGTCGTTGCCGCCCTCGGCAGCACGGACGAAGCCGTAGCTGGGGATGAAGTCGATTTCCATTTGCTTACCTAGTTGCCAGAACAGCGCGTGCAGGAACGCGAAGCCGATCAAATCCATTCACGCGAAGCCTCCCCCGATGGAGTTTCCTGTGAGCGTACCGCCAGCCGGGGTCACCCCGGAGCCATAGCGGTTGGACTGAATGTTGACGCCTGCTGAGTATACCCCGAGGTAGTTGCCGTAGCCAGCCCCACCCCCTGAGAAGTTGTAGGTGTTGCCGGTGATGATGGCACTCTGGATGTTGTCGAGGGAAACGATCCCTTGCTGGGTCGTGCCGACCACCATCAGGTTGACGCCGACGATGCTAAGGGTGTTGAGCCATTGCGCCACGCCATTGGTGTTGACACGGATGGCGTTGATGCCGGACCAGATGTTGCCCCCGGTAATCGACATCTCTGTGATCATCGCATGGTTCACGTTGCCGTTTGCGACGTTGATACCGACTGCCTGACCCTCGATGGAGTTGTCCGAGATGATGAGCGGCTCGACGTATTGCTGAACGTCGGGCAAGCACGGGTTGACGAAGATGCCGGTGCCGCCATAGCCGTTGCCGCCGATCAGCGCGTTGCTGACGATGCGCAGACCGCCATGCGCCTTGAGGCAGATGTGCGCGTGCCCGGCCGATTGCTCGGCACCCCAGATTTGGCAGTTGATGATGACGCTGTCGCCGAAGCTGGGATAGGCCGGGCTACTGACGACGATGCCGTCCTGCCAGAAGCAGTTGATCGGAACATGATCAACGACGAACTCAAGGCAGTTGGTCAGGACGATGCCCTGATCAGGATTGGTGATGCACACATCGCGGATGATCGAGCCATTGTTGCAACCCGAGGTCGGCGAGATAACGATGGCCGGGATACACGATCCAGACGGCGCATTCTGATTATAGGCGATCTGGAAGTCGGTCAGCTTTACCGCTCTGTTGGCGGTGATATTAAATGCAGTGTTACTGCAAGGCAGCACGACGCTACCAAGTAGTCCTGTGGGGAGAGGGTAGAAAGGAGAGAGCATGGGATTGTACCGGAAGCCACCATCGTCTTGATAGCCGCATCCGCGCACTGTAATTCGGTCGCAGATATTGATTGGAGATGTTGTTTTATAACTTCCAGGAGAGAGGAACATCTCTCCTCCGACCGCTGCTGCCCTGTTTGCGGTACATTGGAGGTTTGCTGTGTCGTCGTGGACCCCGTCTCCAACCGCTCCGTCGTCTTTGACATCGAAGATACCTCTCATAGACCGTAGGAGCGCAAGGCGATATCGCGCTTCTCCATCATCTCAAGCTTCTTCATGAATGGCACGCAAGGACCGTTGGCGCAGGTAGGGCAGACCATCTTCATGCAGTTGCGGCACATGGAGCCGAACTCATCCATGTTCGCGCGAGGCTTGACGTGCATGACACGATTGCAGTGGATGCATGTAAAGGTGTCAGCCTCAAAGGTCCCGGCGGGGAGTTGTTCGCACCGGAACCTATCGAAGTTGGCTGTGCCGCCATCCGGCGACACGATGAGTGCATAGCCGCCAGGGTTACGCATCGGGCTCCAACGAGTTGTTCTGCACGCCGCCGAAGATGTTCTCGAAATAGTCGGCGTCTTCCTGGGCACCTTCCAGGTAGGTGATCTGGTTGCTCAGATTGTCGCGCTGCTGCCGCATGGACACGATGCGCTGATTGAGTTCTGCCTTGCGGGCGAGCAGCTTGCGGCCGAACTGCGTCACCTCGGAGAAGCCATACAGCGTCGGCGGCTGCATGATGTCGCTCTCGTAGGGGGCGGTGATCTTCACGCCGCGCCGCTTGGCTTCCATGAAGAAGTAGAAGGCACCGGGGCGTTGCAGGATGTATTCGTCGCGCGAGGCCATATCGATGCCGAACAGCATGATCTCCTTGGCGCCGGTGTAGATGGCGAAGGCCATCATCCAGGCAAACGACGAGGTGAAGAAGTAGGGACCGAACTCCTTGACCAACTCCCGGTACGGAATGGAGATGGCGGTCGGGATGAAGCTCTGGTTCTGCATGTAGATCGGGAACGGCTGCTGCTTCAGCCACGCCAGATAGTTCTCGCCGTAGTGGCGGTTCTCGGGCCAGAGCATGCTGCCGTGGACTTCAAACCATGCGTCCACGCGCGGCAGCGCATTCATATTGCCGGGCGAGCAGCCCCAGATTTTCCAGGACGGATCGTTAAATGGAGCCAGCATGCGCGAGGACGGCGCGGTGCCAATGAGGGCAACTTTCTGCCCGATGCCGGGATAGACTGGCTTCGTCGGCTCTACGTTCTGCTTTTGTTCTTGCATTTTTTCAAGCTGGCGGTCGGCCGCATAACGCATACCGACACCGAAAGGATTGTCGAGACCGACGCTGGCCCACGGATCGTCCACGCCGGGGTCCTTCACGGGCTCGTGCGGAGGCGTGATCTTCAGGCCACCATTTGGTGATTGTGCTTTCATCGCGGCCAACTGGTCATTGGTCGTGGGCGTCAATTTCAACGTCATCGATTAGCTCCCGGTGATCTGGGCGCTCAGTACCTGGACAGTTTGCCCCGCCTGGATGAGCGTCGTGTTGACACCGTTGCTGATGTAGATGTCAAAGCCTGGAGTAGGCGGCACACCGACAGTCAACCCCGAAATCATCACCACGCCATTGGCGTCGGTAATCATCGCGCCGTTCACCGTACCTGTGGCAGCGGCTGCCGGATCGAGCAAGGTCCCGGAGAAAGTCAAAACGCCGTTATTCACAGTCCCGCATGGCTGGGCAAGCTGGATGGTGGAGACGTGGACCGCGCCAGCCAGAAGAATGAGGAAGCCGTTGCCCGCCTGCCCGATGGCGTTGATATCGCCCTGGAGGCGATAGTTGATGGCGACGGTGCTGTAGACGACGGCCACAATTACAGGCCCCCTTGCATGACCTTCATCACAAAGGCCCCGCTGCTGATATTGGAGGCACTGAGGCGCACCGCACCGACAGGGGTGGGGAATTGGAAGTTGACGCCGTCAGGGAAGGCGGTGGAGCTTGTCCACACGGTGGCTGCCTGTCCCTGCGCGCTGCTGACGCCCTGCCATACCGGGTTGGAGGACAGCATCACATCGTCAAGGGTGTACTGAAGGCTGAAGGTCCCGGAGCTTGTCGAGGAGTTTGGCACCACCGATACGGACACGGGGGCGTTCTGCGACCAGTCGAGGTTCACAGCCCGCGAGAAGCCAGAGGACGATACGGTTACCGAGGTGATTGGCATCGTCAGCCCTTGTGCCTGAACTTGGCGAACGTGATCGCGAGACGCGCACGCTGCCCAACTTTTCCGGGAGAGTTCTTGTGCTTCTCAGCGAACTCGGAAGTGCTCTCGCCCGCCCGGTGTGCAGCCTGACGTAACGCGCCCTTGTGCTTTACGGCGTGTTGCATCCAGTGATCGGTGCTGCCGCCTGACGCAAAGCCTTCAGCACCGACTATTTTTTTCCGTGAGCACTCGACCAGATGGGGCCGTCGTAGCCGTGGACCTTGCCACCCTTGGCGAAGCGATGGTTGTGCTTCTTTCCGTGGACTTTGCCGCCAGCCTTGTGCTTGGCAGCACCACCGCGCTTGAGGTGAGCCTCGTGCTCGACTTCGTGCTCTTCGGCGTCGTCCGTCTGAGGACGCTTGCCGTGCGCTGCCGCGTGAACCTTGTGTCGATGGGCCATTAAGCCTCTCCTTACGCGGTGACCGACTGAAGCGCCTTCAGCGTGAAGGTGCCGCTGGAAGCAACGATGGCCGAAGAGTTGAGGCGCACCGCCGCGACCGGCGAAAGCACACTGTAGACCAGCGAGAGCGAGATCGAAGAGAGCATCGCCGTGCCGGACGACAGAAGTGCCCAGGTCATGTTGGCCGAGGTGACGCCTGGATCGGTCGGGTTATCGAGCGACATCTCGATCTGGACGACCGACAAGGACGAACCAACGCTCGGCTGCGTCAGGATGACCGTGGTGGATTTCGCCACCGGGTTCAGGATCATCGTCGCGGTACCGGCCGAAGAGAGAGTTACGGACTGTGCCATCTTAGGCTTCCTTTGTCATCGTCAAGATGAAGGCCACTGAGGTCCATCAAAGTACAGATGGACATTGAAACTGTCAAAGAACTCACTGCTCACCGACGCCGTGTACACATTGAGATACGCGCAGAAAGCGGTGGTTACTGTCAGCGGCTGATAGAACGATCCAGGTGACGGATTGTTCAGCGTATATATATCTGTCCCGCCAACGAACGGCGTCTCGCTGATTGCAACGTGTACTGACCCAGCGATGGCAGATGACACCGCTGTAGAGGTGAACTGCACAGCAACCTGGATATCTCGCTTGAGGCCACCGAGATAAACAGAGGCCGTGCCGTCTCCAGAAAGACCAGTGATGTATACCGGGCTTTGCGGCATTATTGCTCCTGCACCAGGACGTTACCAGTCGCCGTGCCGGTGTAAGCGGCAGAGCGAGCACGAAGTAGAAGACCATTCGGCGTGGCACTGGCAGACGACACTGCCGGATAGACGATTTCGGAGCCCGGCGCCGCCACCCAGCGATACGAGGCGCGCTGGTTGATGCCGACGTAGAAGGCTTCGGCCGAAGAGGTCACCGAGGTCTCGACCGAGGAGTTGACAGCCACGTAGGCACTGAAACCAGCGTCCGCGCTGTCGAGCATGAACTGCGCCGAGATGCTGGAGCAGGTACCAGCAAGCGTCGTGACCGTGGTGCCGACCGTGGCGCGGGCGACATCGAACTCCATGTAGTTGTCGGCTGGCGTACCGTCCGTGCCGATCAGGAGGTCGTAGAGCTTGCCGCGCGAGAGGCCGATGTTGGTCGGCGGGTTAGCGATACCACCAGACGAGGCCGCGACAACGATCAGCGACTTGTACGAGGTCGTCATCGCCGCCTGAGTGGCAGCCGCGATCAGCGCGGACGAGTTGGCGACACTGAAGTTAGCCATGACTGCTCCTTAGTCGAGAAGAAACTCGACCGCGTTCTGGATTGCGATAGCGTTCGTCGTGGGACGAACATTGACCAGGAGCACCGGCGTCGTAAGTGCCGCTACTCCCGTGATGATGGCAGGGAAGAGGCCCTGGATCATGGTTTCTCCTTAGCTGGTCGGGAAGGTGCCCCACACCGCGCGCCAGTCGTAGTAGGTCGGCACGTAGCGTTGATAGCCCTTCACCAGCAGGTTATCGGTCGTGAACTCGACGGACATGTCTGTCTCAAACTTCTTGCGGTGGAAGAATACCAGACCATCGTGGTTGGTCAGGAGGAACCACGCGAAGTTGGAGGTCAGATAGTCCCAGACGAAGAAGCCTTCCTTCAGGGCTTCATTCATTCCCTTGATCGCATTCACATCGTTGGTCGAGGTGCCCGGCCGCAAGTCGCTGCGGAAGAGGCGGATCGCGATGGGCTCCAGCGCGGTCGGGATGACGGCCTTGCGCGCGCGAGCGTGAATTTTCAGGCCAGCGTTGTCGCGCCACGTCGAGCGGATGGCGATAGTCGCATTCAGGAGCGACGTTTCGTTCAGGTCCACATCGACGGTCGGCGCGTTGCCGATGGTGCCGTAGGGCGGGTCGATGGGGTGGGCGGTGGAGAAGAGTGCCACGCCGTCGCCGCCGACTGCCGGGTTGAACACGTTGCCGTTGTTGAAGACGGCTGCCGCATAGAGTTCCTCGGTCTCCTTGAAGCTCTCCATGAGGCCCATGTTCGACGGGCCGAACTCGCTCTTGTAGAGGTTGTCGTCAATGGCCTTGCGCGTGATCGCGTAGCCAAGGCCGATTTCAAAGTGCTCGGCGTTGTACACGAACCGCTGACCGGCAGCGTTGTCGAAGGAGGTCGGCGCACCTTCCTGCTTCAGCGCAGCATAGCCGAGAAAGCGCATCGCAGCCTTGCGCTCCAGAGCCATGTTGCTGTCTGCCTGCCGGAAGATCGTCGGCCACTGCCGTTCGATCATCGGATACTTGCCTTCGATGCCCCACAGACCGGGAAGCAGCAAGTCCTTGATTTGGCCCAATGCAATCGGCATTGACGTTTATCCTCAGTTTAGTTCCCAAGACCAGAATGAGTGGCAGCCTCGCTGCCAGCGTTAGCTCATTAGGTCGAAGCAGCATTCAGGTTGTTGCGAGCGAAGTTGTTCGGGCGCACGACCAGAATTGCACCGCCTTCGGCGCCGCTGGACGTACCGTTGACACCCGGAGGCGCGTAGTTGGCGTACACGTCCACGACACGGAACGGGAGCGATGCGGCAGTGAGCGAGGTCGCCGAAGAGGCGAGCGCGAGGTTGGACACGCCAGTCGTGGTGTTGCCCGCCGACTGGAGCGAGGAGGCGATGCCGATGCCCCAGCCAATCATCGACGTGCCGACGACACCGGAGGTGGTCGAGGCTTGCGCGATGTAAAGCTGCTCGGGATCAGAGACCGCGTAAGCGGTGACGATCACGCTGGAGCCGATGTTGCCGGGGAAGTAGCTGTTGAAGACCACCCGGTTGATCGACGCCTGATAGTATTCGCACCCGGCGAAGACGCCGTAGGCGATGTAGCCTGAAGACGCGCTCCAGGGCTCGATGGTGTTGGGGTTCGTGCCAAGCGAGGCAGACGAAAGCGAAACCACGTCACCCGTGAAGAAGGTGGCGGGATCGCTGGAAAGGATGAACACACGGTCCTGACCGGCGGTGGGCGCACCACCATCCATGCGGCCGAACGCGCGAAAACCAAACGGGGAGAACGTATTCGCCATTGATGGCTCCTCTGGGGTCGCGACCATCGCGACTTCTACCAACGGATGACCATCTCGGCGCGAGACGGGATATGCTTCAGGGAGGGCGCCTCCCTACCTACACACCTACACTAAAGCGAAAGGCCGCAGGGAGTAGCTCCCCACGGCCTCCGTCAACAAAGTTGTGGATAACTTTTACTTCTCAGGGACCGCGATGCGTTCGTAGCTCTTGCTGATGTTGTTGAATTGCAGCGCGGACTTGTGCTGGCTGTCGAGCGTCACCCCAGGCATTGCACCACCACGAAGAGCCTGTTCGTTGATGTTGATCTGCTCGCGGGCGTTGCGCGCGTCCTGCTCTCTGGACTTCTGGGTCAACTCCTTCGGCCGTGCCATCAGCACGAGACCTTCGTAGTTGATCTCACCGTCTGCCCCCTTCTGCATAAACATGCCGTCGAAGCGGGCGTCGAAGTCTTCCTGGTGAACCGGGGTCCAGCCCTTCTTCTCGAATTGAGCGCGATGCTGCTGCACCGGCTGCCCGAGAACGGTGTTGGTGACCCACTGGAGCGACATGCCTTCGGGGATCATGTGCGGGGGAATGCGCAGACGATCCGGCGTGTCCTCTGCCTCGGCATCAATGCCTTCCCAATTCGGGGCGGCTTTCATCTTGTAGGCCATTTTCGGGAGAGCCTTGGGGGCTTCCTTCGGCGGCATGTTCTTACGCGGGCGACCGCGCGGCTTGATTTCGTCAGTCATGATTAGCCTCCATAGGTCCCATCTTCGCGCATCTGTTTGAGGCGCATCTTCTGCTTGATGTATTCATCCGGGGTCACCCCGGCTGCCTTGGCGTGCTCGTATTCAGCCTTGGTCAGGCTGATCTTGCCAGTCGGCCGCTGGCCATTGGAGTTCGGCACCTCGCGCGAGGGCGGAGCCTGCACCGAGGTTGCCTGCTTCTTGGTGGGCGCGGGCCGGTTATCGATTTCCACCTCCGGGTCTTCTGCCTTCTTACGCATCCCAAGATGCTCCTCTATGGCCTCGAAATATTCCTGTGAGAATGGGGCTTTTCCATCCTCGATCACTTCGTAGTGAAGGTTTTGGATTTTGGCATTCTTGCGGGCGTCGTTGAAGTATTCGGGGTGCTTCTTCAGCCAGTCCTGCGCCGACTGCGGCAGCCCTGACTGCTTGAGCGCACGATCCATCGGATCACCCTGTGGCTGCGGCTGCTCTTGCTGGCGCTGCTGCGGCTCGGCCTTCGCGCGCTCTTCCATGCGAAACTTGTCGCTCTCAAGACGCTCGATCTTGGTGACTGCCGCAGCGATACGGCGTTGCGCCTTGGCCTGACTGGCGTGGTCGCCGATCTCACCAGCCGTCACGAAGTCCTGCTCGGCCTTATCCGCCTCAGCCGTTGCAGCGGCAAGAGCACTCTCAATGGCATCGACCTGGGCATCACGCGCTTCTTTCTGGGAGCGCGCGTAATCTTCTTGCTGCTGCCGTAGCCGGTTATCCGAGGCTTCGCGCTGGCGGGCGTTCTCTTCGGCCTGCCGCTTGAATGCATCCTCAGAGCGGCGAAGGTCTTCCAACTGCTTCTTGAGCGAGTTGTTCTCAGCGGCATAGTCGGGCTCATTGATCTCTTCGTCGTCAGTAACGACGACCTCTGGCTCCTCGGCGTCGTCAATCGTGTCATCGACGGCGTCGTGACGCTCAAGGTGTTCTTCTACCACCTCCGTCTCGGCAGAGGCTCTCTTCGGTGGTTCTCGCAACCGGGGCATAAGTCACTCCTTAGAAGATGATATTGGGGTCTTTAGTTCTGATCCTGGCATTCACATCCCTGACTACCCGGCAGGGAAAGCCACGGATGCTCAACGGCCACGTGTCACCAATCTTATACACCACCCAATCGCCAACTTTGAAGGGGCCATGCTCATCCCAGACGAACTCGTAGTCAGGGGTGCTGACGAAGCCCAAGGGGCCGATCTTCAAGATGAGGCCAACCTTGCCCTGCCATGCATCTTCGGACACATCGGTATCAGGGCGGATGATGCCGCCCGCCGTCTTCTCGGGCCGGAAGTAGGTGCCGAGGAGCACATCGTCTTTGGTGAGGTGGATGTCGGAGAGGTCGCCTACGGCTTCCTGAATGGCACGCTTTGGGTCGGCAGCGGTGGCAATCTTGTTCGCTGCCGCATACGGCATGATCAGTGGCATTACTCAAACTCCTGTTCGATTTCGTCAGCGAGTTTGAGCGCCACTTCAAGACCTACGATCATGCCGGTCGAGTGCCGGTAGTGGGCATGATCGGAACACCCGCCACGGATCACGTTTCCGCCGAGTGAGTTGATCTCTTCCTCGATCCTCTTGCGGAGGAGAGTATGAAATCTGGTTTCAGGCATAGGGCTCTATGAGTTAGCGCGCCGCTCGCGCCTTCTGTTTGCGCCCAACACCACTGTCAGAGCCAGCCGTGAAGCGGACTTTTCCACCGCGTTTCATCGGTGGGGTCATTCCGCCCGGCGGCGGCGCACCCGCGCCCGCACCAATTGGGGGACGTGGCGGGGGAGGCGCAGGCATGCCAGCAGGAGGGCCACCCATAGGAGCCCCGCCTTTATCGCCACCTGCACGAGGATTGACGATGGCAATATTGACATGGTTGCCACCCTTCTTGTCCTTTGCCCGGCCACCACGCGCAAATTTGTTCTTACCGTGGACCTTGTCGTCGTGCTCTTTCATCATCTTGCCGAAGAGCTTGCGGTCCTCTTTCTCATCGCCGTGGACTGCGCCACCCTTCTTGTAGCCATGTACGCGCTCATGGGCCTTCTTGCGGCCAGCGTACTTCTCTTGGTGGGAAGCGTAAGGGTGCGCCATTAGCGTCCTGCCTTGTGTCTGTCGAAGCCCGGCTTCATGCCATTCCCGCGAAGCCAGTTGTCGGGAGTATCGTTGTTGTATTTCGGCCCATGCTGATCTTCAGGGCATTGGTTCTTCTGCGGCTCGCCAGAGGGTCGCATACCTGCGGTGCCCTCACCGGCGCCATAGCGGGAGCGGGCAGTCGCTTTGCCCCACTTCTCGGTGTTCTCAGCCATTACTTGTCTCCGCTCTTTTTAGCCGCTGGTTTAGGTTTAGCAGAACTCACCGCTTTTGTCTTGGCCTTCACCATGCCGGTCTGAGCATCCTGATGCTTCAGCTTGGCTTTGTGTGCTTCCTCGGACATCTTGCGATTGGTCTGCTCGGTCTTGACCTTCTCCTTGGCCAGCCCGCCGTCAGGCTCGCCAGTAACCTTCTTCATCTCCTTAGCCTGCTGCACCTCGGCTGCCTGCTGCGCCTTCTGCTGTTCAAGCTCGTGCTTATGCTGCTCGCGCTGTAGCTCCATCTCCTGCTCGTGCTGCTCGCGCTGCATCTGCATCTTGCTCTCGTGCTCTTCGCGCGACATCTGGAGGTCGTGGTGCGCCTTGACGCGCTCGACGTTGTGCTCCAGGGCAGCCTTCCTGCGCTCGACGTGATGCTCCAGAACGGCACCGGCGATATCCTTGACGGCACCGCCGACCGCCTCGTGCTGGGCAAGCTCCATCTTGTGCTGCTGCTGCTCGGCAGTGTGTTGCATCTTCTGCTGGTGAACCTGCTGGTTCTGCTGAAGCTCCATCTGATGCGACTGCTGGGCGTGCTCCATCTCCTGGCTGTGGATCATCTGCTCCTGCCAGAGACGAAGCTGCTCGATCTGGATTTTCATACCCTCGATGCGCTCTTGCGAGGCGCGATCTGCCGCATCGTTCTGTGCGCCGTGCTGGGCCTGGGCTGCCTTTAACTGAAGCTCCAACTGCGCAAGCTGGGCGTCGGCCGCATCCTTCTTGGCCTTGGCGATCACTGCCATCATGCGCGGGTCCGGTGGCGGCTGCGCAGGCTGGGCGCGGAAGAGACCGGCCGGGTCGATACCGGCGATCCGCATGATCCGCATGTCCACCGCGATGGGGTCGTAGATCGCTTCGTTGGACTGCTGAAGCGTCTTGACCACCGTGGCTTTGGCCATGCGGTGCATCGAAGTCGGGTTGTTCGGATCAGCCACCGGCACCAGTTCGTTCTGCTCAAGCGCGTCGAGGAACTGGTCCTTCTTCCACTGGATGGTGGGCTTCTTGTTGTGGCGCCAGAAGGCTTCCGGGTCGAGGCGGAAACGATCCACGATCAACTTGAACTCTTCCGCCTGGGCGTCGTAGAGCCGCTTGTGCGCGCTATCGAGAACCTTGGTGGCTTGTTCGATCAGGGCCAGCGTGGTGCCGACCGGGGCGTCCTGCTTGCCTTCGCCGACGCTGATATCGGCGGTCGCCGCCAGCTTGGCACCGACTTCCTCGACGTGTTCGATGAAGGTCGAGAAGGAGGGGCCGGTCTCCTTGTATGGCAGGTTCATCACCGCATCCTGGATGCGGGCACCTGCGCCGATGTCGAGACCGACGCCCTGGCCTGGGCCGACGCGGAACTGGTTGGTGTTCTGCCGCCCGAAGCCCTTGGCGTAGAGGAAGCCAGGGAAGTTGGCGAACATGCCGTTGTCGAGCATCAACCGCCATGCCGCCGTCAGCGTGTTGGTGGTGTTGCCCAAAAGGTGAATGAAGCCAAGGCCATAGAAGCCGAGACCACGGATGAATGGGAACTGGACGAAGTACCGCTTCGCCATGCACTCTTCGTCGTCTTCGTCCCAATTCCTTCGTATAGAAAGAATTTTGCGACTTTCTTTCTCCAGAACGACGATGTACGGCAGCGGCAGCCCCTTGCCCTTGAACTGCTTGGGGGCGAACTCATCCAGGTCGAGTTCGCAGTAGCACTCGTAGATTTCGTAGTCGCGATCCTCTGGCCGCTGCATCGTCTGCTTGACGCCAGCGATCTCTTCCTTCTTTTTATCCACAGGATTGTTTTCTTCGATCATCGGCAGCGAAAGATCGATGTCGAGATAGGCACCGCTGATCTGCATGCGCCGCAGAATGGATCGCCGCATTTTGATGCGGTGCGTGATGCGGGCAGCATTATACATATCTGTCGCGGCATTTGAGACGATCAGGTCTTCGGCATCGACGCTTTCCGAGACCACGCGCCTGCGCAGAGGGCAGTTGTAGACCTTCTTGAAGCCGTCGCCGCCGAAGCCGATGTAGAACAACATCCGGTCGGTATCAGGAATGTATTCCGTAGCTACGGATGTCAAATAGTGGTTCATGTCCTTTTCGAGCGCCGTGGCCAATTCGTCCTTGGTGCTCAAGCTGTCGGACAGTTCCTGCCGGGCAGAGGTGTCCTGGTAGACCGACTGCGGTGGGGTGGTCGCGTCGTTACGGATTTTCACCGGGCCGGTGGCGGGTAGCAGCGAAGCGCGGGCGGTCGCCTGGAAGGAGACCGTGGCACTCAACAGCAGCGGATGCCGGACATTGGACATGCCTTCCAGTGGGGCTGAGGTGGTGCCTGCATCGCTGCGGGGCTTTTCCAGCTTCAGGCCCAGAAGGGCAATACCGGCCGCTCTGGTGTCCAGCCACTCCTGGCGGGAGGTATTATCGATCTGGATGCCGTCGAGGAGGTCGGAGGCGGTCGAGGTCAGGGTGTCGTCGGCGAGCTTCTCTGCCAGATTGGCGTGGTGGTCACCCTCCAGGGGCGAGGTGCCGTCGTCCTCATCGTCCTTGTTGCCGCCGAAATCGACTGTGACGCCGCCGTCCTCGTCTTCGGTGACGGAGATCGGCATGACATCGTCTTCGTCCTGTTCACCTTTTGTTCCCGAGACGATCCGAAGCTGCGGCGATTGCGCGCTCGGATAGGGTCCGTCGATAGGGAGGCTGCCGGTGCGGAGCGCGTCTG